ACGATCAGCAGCAGAACTGAAGTGCTCAGTAGCAGGAAAGAAGTTGCGCTTAACACTATTGTGTGCCTCATCAAAGTAAATGTTATTCACCTCAATGTCTGCTTGCTGAATACGCTCAAGCGAATTGTAGGTGGTGAAGATGATAACATTCTCACCAGCCGTGCGGGCAGTATTAGCAAACAGGTGAATCTGTTCGGGTTTAGTGCTGCTGAAGTGATGAGTCTCACCACTGTGAACGTGGATCACATGAGTGTTAGAGGTATCAATAATCTCCAGAAACTCAGAGCACAGTTGTTCCGCAAGAAGAATACGAGGAGCAACAACAACGGTAGTCATTCCGTTGCGAATGTGCTTACAATTCTCAGCAATATCCTGAATCATACAGATAGTCTTGCCACCACCAGTAGGGACAATAATCTGTCCCTTATCATAGGCAAGCATACGATTCAGGATGCGTTGCTGATGTGGGCGAAGAATAACCAAGTCGATGTCCGTTTCAATATGGCTAATATACAGAAAAACACCACCCCAGTCAAGGGATGGTGTGCAGCTCAACCTCCGTCCACCTGGCATCCAACCAGGGCACCTCCAACAATTCCTAAAGGTACTGCCCAGAGTCTTCCATCTTGTCTAGACAAAGCAGCGCCAGCTCCTCCACCTAAAATACCACCAAGAATAGATCCTTCAATACATGAATTATTATCAGAATCAGAATGATAATGCCTATCTCTATGTCTTGGATATGAGGAGTAACCGCAAGGAACATTTTCCTTAATAGTTTTTACAGATCCTCTTCGATAGTTACCATTTGAATCATAGTAACCTGGTTGATAGATTTCTTTATACCTAGTACAAACTTCATAGGTATTCCTTTGACCTCTAGAGAAGTAGTCTCCAGCAAATACGGGTGCTTGGAGAAAAAAGGGAATTAAAAGTAAAGAAAGACGTTTCATTTAAGTAAAGGATTAACTCCTATAATAGTAGCTTTAGGGTTTCTAGCAATTGCTGTTTCTCTAGCATCTTTTGCGTTGGTGGCATGAACTTCTTCGGTGAAGACTTTCCCCCCAACATACAATTTAACTTCCCATTTCATAATCAAATTTCTTGATTTTTAATTTTTCTCACAAGATACTCAGCAAATTCTTCCATTTTATCTGGATGAATTGCTCTTATTCCAGCATCTTTGACAGCATTTTCAATAGAAATGATCTCTTTTTCGCAGAGATTTTTGTTTTTAGATGGAAGAGTCATGAGGTAATCCCGAATGATTATGAGGCTATGATATCATGCCCGTTTTCATTTATCTATGAATTTAATAATTTCTTCGGGATTGCTTAATTGATCTTATTAAAACTCTTTCGACACTTTTTAACTTCTTTGAGTTCTTCTTTAATCATCCGATAAGCATCTTCAGCACTAATTCGTTTTGATACCTCCATTGCGGTAATCATTTCTACTCTAGTGCCAAAGTGTTTTAATGCTTCTTCAAAACAATTTAAAGATTCATACATTAGAGATTTTCCTCTTGATCCGTCAAGATAACACAATCACTGGTAGGATATGCGACACAAGTGAGAATATATCCCTCACCAATTTGATCGTCATCTAGGAACGATTGCTCTTCGTTGTCTACAGTGCCACTAACAAGTTTGCCTGCACAAGAAGAACAAGCACCAGCACGACAAGAATAGTTCATATCAATGCCAGCTTCTTCAGCAGCATCAAGAATATACTGATCTCCAGCACATTGAATTACATTTTCAGTACCATCTGGGGATTGAAGAGTAATCGAATAAGTCATTTGTCTCCTAAAGAATAGTTTTGTAACGCATCGTTGCGTTCTGAGATATTATATATCACAGGATGAACTCTGTCAATCTTTGCTTCCATTCTGTTTTCACACTCATACAAAGCATTTGTCATTTCGATGTTTTCCAACTCTAGAATTTGAATACGTTCTTCTAGTTCTAGAATTTTATCTGCTAACACGAAAACTCCCCTATCTTCAAGATTTATCTTTTCCGATGGAGAGAAAAACTGACGGATGAGATTTAACATTAGAGGAAGCAAATAAATTTTACTATCTAGTTTACATCAGTAATTACAACTGTCATAGATTGTTTATTTTTGTTTACAGTTTGATGTAAAGTCTCAAGAGCTTTGAGAACTTCTGGAGTTTCTTCCCATTCCCAGGAATTACCATTTTTGTCAATGAATGTGCGCGTTGTCATAGTTTTCCTCCGACAGATCCTTCATACTTAATTGTATCATTAGGCCACCCTTCTTGCAACCCCTTCAGATAAAATCTGGTTGCCCTGATACAATCTTCTTTAGTCAAAGCTGAGACAAGATTCTTACCCTCTTTGTTCAAACCATTCCAAAGGAATCGTCCTTTTTCAACATAAAAGGCATCATCAATTAGTTCTTGGTTTGGTTTTAGATTTTTTGATTCCAATTGCTCCTGTTCCTTTGAGTTTTTTTGCATAATTGTCTCGATAGTCTTCATAGGGAAAGTATGCGTTGTGCTGTAGTTTTCTTTTCCCTTCTTTTATATACCATTCTAAGGCATAAGGAAAAACCTTGTGAAATGGTTCGGGGTTTAATTCATACTCAACTCTTTGCCTTATCATCTTTCAAAAGGGTTAATTGACGCTCGATTTCAAACTTAATCGGAAGTAAATGAGAAGTAAAAAATGCTTCGTAATTGTTCTCCCTTACAAGATTAGAAATGTTTTCTATCTGCATTAGAGCAAGAGTGAGTTTAATTTCCTTTTTCACTTGATGATGTCCCAGTTGTCATCAGCAGTCTCTTTCATCCCGAAAAAGTATTTTCCAGAGATAGATGCCAAAAACACCTGACCATCTTCACGTTTTTCTACACGACAAGAATGAAGAGAATCCATCATATTAGCAAAACGATTTTTTGCTTTCTTGGATTTGGGTTGAACGCAAATGAACTCGGTCTTCATGTGATTTTTTGATTCCTGGCTAGTATAGGGCAAAAGAAGGGGGTCTTGCGACCCCCTGTGACATTTCTTCAACTGGACAGTCGTTTGATGTCTTCATCAAGTTGACGCAAAACACCCTCTAGAGTATATGCTCCAGTAGCATTTTTACGTCGTTCCATTTCTTCTTCAACCTTTTTAGTGATTGAAGCATGACGACGATGCTCAGATGGATGCATCATCATCTTTTTAGTTTCACTCATACAAAACTGAAGCTGCATGAGTTCAATGTCATCAAATTCAAGCATTTTGAAACTCCACATTAAGGGAAGAATAGTTGTTTACATTAGACCCAACAATCTTTGTAATGATTTCTTCAAAGACAATATGACGTGCTTTGAGATTTTCTCCGCTCATACCATTACAACACTCTTTGAAAGTTTTCTCATCATCACCGCAAACAAATGTGCGGTCTTTGTTGGTATAAGCATCGTTGTGAAGTTCAATAGCAGTAACAGCTTGATCGTAAGTATCAATACCATTACACATCATCCAGTAAAGATTTTGAACTGCGGAAGAACGAGTCAGAATCTTTTCATCTAGAATGTTTTCTTGAATCATGAGTGTGATGAAATCCATCAGCTCAATAAACTTATCAAAGTAGAAGTTTTTATCATCTTCCGAAAGAAAATCACTCTTGTAGAGTTTATTCTTCGTAGTTTGACTCACACCACGATAAGTAGTTTCGTTCAAAATCTCATCAATAGAGATTGCTTGAATAGTCATGTCAAGACAATCAGCAACCCACTCTTCACCACGAAGGCGATAGCGATGATCTTTGAACAGTTTTGCTAGCAAAGAACTGGTTTCATCAGCAATATTTCGGACAAACTCAGCCCATGGGGTAGAATAAGCATTCCGAAGCTCTTGTCCATTCAGAGGAACACCACTATTCACGTTCTGGAAAACTTCAGACATACCTTCAAGGGTAATCTGAGTATAGAGACTGATAGCAGCTTGTCGTGATTGAAGAATTTCACGAACTCGTTCAGGAAGCTCAGAAAACGTTTGCTTTCCTTTGCGAACAGTA